GGTAATTATGGTTTAAAAACAGAAGGTGATATTTTAGTACAAACAGGTGAACGTGACCCATTAAATATTACTTTTGGTGATATGTCGGAAGAACCAACAATAAATAATAGATTAAATTATAATACAAAAGAAGGTGATATTTTAAACACAACTGATGATGTAAGTAGATTTTATTATACTGGACAAGCTGGAAATGATGGTTCTGCTTTAGTAGATAATATTGTAAAAGGCACAAATCTATTATCATTAAAAGCAGTAGCTAATGATGAAGATACGATTAACATGAAAGATTTTAGACTACCTGCATTTTCAGCAGATAAAGTAAAAGATCAATATTTAGACATGGGTCTTGATGAAACTGCCGCTAATGCCTTAACAAGTGCTTCTCGTAGTGGGAGTGCTGCAACATCAGAGTTGTTAGGTGGTTTATTAGTTGCAAATACAACAAATGAAGATTTATTCCTAACAGACGCAGAAAAAACATCATTGCTAGAAAAAGGTTACACAGAAGAACAACTTAATGCAATATTATATGGATAATTAAAAAGGAGAAAAAATGGAAAACGAAGGTAAATTAAGACAAGACATAGATAGAGGTGAAAAAGCACAAGCTCTATTACGAAACGAAATTCTTATCGAGACTTTTGATTTTCTTGAGAAGCAGTACCATGAAGCATGGGCAAATTCTTCTGTAGATCAAAACGAAGCTCGTGAAAAAGTTTTTATGATGTTGCAAAACTTACAAACTGTTAAGCAACACATAGAAAGTGTGGTCATCACTGGCAAGTTTGCTAATGACCAATTAACTAAATAAGACCAAGCGTAAGCAGTCTAACAGGAGAAAAACATGACAGACGACAACCCAACTGGGAACGAACCTATCAACATGGCGGAAGCCGCAAGCCTACTTCTTAACAGGGTGGAATCAGAAGATAATCCAGAACCGAATCAAGAGGTAAATCAACCAGAAACAGAGACAGAAGAAGAAGTTGAAGTTTCTGCTACAGATACAGAAGAACCAATAAGTGAAGAACCTGATGAGGCACTTGAAGCTGTTGAGGAAGATGTATCGGAAGAATTAGATGAAGAAGTAGTATCTGAAGATGAAGCTGAGGAATACGAGGAACAAGAATACTTTACTGTTAAAATTAATGGTGAAGAACAAGATGTTACCCTTGATGAACTAGCTGCAGGATATTCAAGACAATCTGATTATACTAAAAAGACAACTGAGGTAGCTAGTCAAAGAAAAGAAGTTGAACAGTTACAAGCAGAACTTTTACAGGAGCGTCAAGCTCTGCAACAAGGTTTACAGCAGTTGAACCAGCAGTTGACATCACAAACATCAAACGAGCCTACGAAAGAATACTGGGATCAGCTTTATCAAGATGACCCATTAGACTATGTAAAGCAACGTGATGATTGGCGTGATAAAAAAGAACAATTAGCACAAGTTAATGCTGCACAGCAGCAAATAGCACAGCAACAAGCTCAAGAACAACAAGTAGAGTTTCAAAAACACTTGGCTCAAGAGCAACAAAAGTTAGTAAAGGCAATTCCTGAATGGAAAGACCCTAAGAAAGCTGAAGCTGAAAAAGCTAATATGATAACATGGGCAAAGAGAGCAGGATTTACTGACCAAGAGTTAAGTCAAGCCTCAGACCATAGAGCTATTGTTACAATGCGTAAGGCGTACTTATTTGACCAACTTCAAAACGAGAAACCTCTTGTTAAGAAGAAAGTTAGAAAAGCACCAAAGATGACAAAGGGTGGCAAACCAACTACTGCAAATGACCTTAAAAAGCGAAAGGTTGACAAAGCCTTAAATAAACTTTCTACAGTTCAATCTATGGATTCGGCTGTGGATTATCTTTTAACAAAAAATAGCTAACTAAGGAGAATACCCCAATGGCAACTTATAAAACAGCAAATGCTATAGGTGAGAGAGAGGACTTATCAGACGTAATTACTCGTATCGACCCAGCAGAAACACCGATTTTTTCTAATGCGAAAAAAGAAGTAACAAGTGGAGTTTTCCACGAATGGCAAGTACAAGAACTAACAGCAGCAGCAGACGACAACTATGTTGCAGAAGGTGCTGACTATTCGTATGTAAACCCAACAGCAACAACTAGACTTGGCAATTATCATCAAATCTCAGTACAAGCAGCATCAGTTTCTGGTACTTTAGATGCAGTTGATAAAGCAGGTAGAGATAAAGAAACAGCTTATGTGAAAGTTCTTAAAGGACTAGAGCAACGTAGAGATATTGAAAAAGCTCTCGTTAAAAATGAAGCTCGTGCTGCATCAGACCCAAGAAAAGCAGGTAAGATTAGTTCATACATGACTAACGTAAGTCTTGTATCACCATCTACAACACCTACTGGTGATGGTACTGACGTATCTGACAAAGCAGGTACTAATGCAGCTCTAACTCTTGCTAAAATTGATACAGCAATGAAATTAGCTTACGAAGATGGCGGACAACCAGATATTCTAGTTGTTTCACCAGCTAACAAAGTAGCTTTTTCTGACCTATCATCAGGTTCAGTTGCAACTAACCAAATAACAATGACAGCTCCAAAAGAAGCTGCAATCATTGGTAGCGTTAGTTTATATCTAACTGATTTTGGTCAATTATCTGTTACTATTGACAGACAAATGCCAAATGACACAGTATTCTTGATGGATTCTGACTATTATGCAGTTGGACATTTACCAAATAGAATGTTCTCAGTTTCAGATGTAGCACCTACAGGTGATGCAACTAAATTTAGCATTGTGTCCGAGTGGACTTACATTACTAAAGCACCTAAAGCTCACGCTATGGTCACAGACTTAAGCACATCTTAATAGTGTTTATGGGGAGTAGGGAAACCTACTCCCTTTTTTACAAGGAATAAAAATGGCAAAAAAGATTTTAAATTACGACCCAATACAGAAAAAAACTACTTATTTTCATGGTGGTAATGACGGACAACATTATGTTTCCGTTGAACAAAACACAGACAATATTTTAAAGTTAGCAAAAGACAAGAGCATAGATTACAAACCTTATAGCTTAACTGGCAATACACAAAAGCATCAACAACATGTTGCCGAGCTACCTGCTAACCTTTACTTTGATTTAGTTGAAAAATTAGGAGACCCAAAGCATAATAAAAAAGCATGGGCAAGATGGCTCAACAACCCAGACAACAAATTTTTTAGAACAGGCGGTGGAAATATATAATGGCAATATCTACTTACGCAGAACTTAAAACATCAATAGCTAATTTTTTAGCACGAGATGATTTAACAAATGAAATAGATGATTTTATTGATTTAGCTGAAAGTCGTATATCTCGTGAATTAGAAACACGCTCACAAGATACACGAACAACACTGACAACTACAGCAGATAATGCTTATGTGTCTTTGCCAAGCGATATGCGTACTATTCGTAATGTTAAAGTTATGAACAATCCAAGAATTACATTAAGGTATTTATCACCTTTACAAGTTAAAAAAGAATATTCAACAACAGCTACAGGCTGTCCTAAAGTTTATAGTGTTATCGGTGATAATTTATTCTTAGCACCTATACCTGACGCAACATACGACATAGAACTAACCTATAAAGCCTCTGTAAGCTCTCTCAGCGACAGTAACACTACAAATACTATATTGACACGCTATCCTGATTTATACCTCTATACGAGCTTATTTCACGCTTATACGTTTTTGTTAGACGAACAAAGAGCAACACAATATGAAGCACTAATACAAACTATATTACAACAAATCAGAGTAGATGATGAAAAAGGTAGTTATGGTGTTGGTTTAGAAATGCGAAGTGTATATGGAGAATAAATAATGGCAATGAATACACCTTTTGGCGAATGGTTGCCTGACCAGCCTGATAACACTAGCGGAGTGACAACTGCAAAAAATGTTATTCCTGCTGCACGAGGTTATCGTGGCTTACAAGATTTATCGCAATACAGTAATGCTGCCGACAATAGATTAAGAGGTATCTTTGCAGCTAAAGACGATAGTGGTGATCCTAAGATATTTGCAGGTGATGTAACAAAACTATATGAGTTTACTAAATCTAACTCTAATTTAACAAATATATCTAAAACAGGTAACTACACATCATTAGGTGATGAAGATATATGGAAGTTTATAGACTTTAGTGGTTTTGTTATTGGTGCATCAGGACACAACAATGTACTACAAGTATATGATAATGGTACAAGTTCATTATTTGCTGACATATCTGGTAGCCCTGCAGCTAAACATATAGCGGTTGTTCGTGACTTTGTATTTACTGGTAATGTTAAATATGGCGGTACAGCTTATCCTAATCGTGTTTATTTTTCTGCTCTAGCTTCACACACAGGTTGGACAATAGGTACAGACCAATCTGATATACAAGATATATTTGATATGGGTGATATTACAGGTATTGTTGGTGGCGAATCTGCAACTATATTGTGTGAAAGAGGTATTGTGCGTGGCTCTTACGTTGGTACACCACTTATATTCCAATTTGACAAAGTGCAAACAGGGTTTGGTTGTAACTATCCTAACTCAGTAGCAAATGTTGGTGAGACTGTATTTTATCTATCAGATGATGGATTTTATCAGTTTGATGGACAAAGAAGTACACCAATAGGTGCAGAAAAAGTAAATCGTTTTTTCTTTGATGATTTTACTATACGAAACAAAGGTAGAATATCTACTGCTGTTGACCCTACAGAACAAATAGTTGTGTGGTCATATACATCAGGTAGTTCTAATGATGATACGCCTGACAGACTATTAATATATAATTATGCGTTACAAAGATGGTCATATGCAGAATTAGATTGTGAGCTTATATCACCATTTATGACTATTAATTATACATTAGAAGAATTAGACGCTATTAGTACATCAATTGATGGCTTGCCTGCCTCACTTGACTCATCAATATATATAGGTGGTCAATTTATATTTGGTGGTGCTAAAGATAAAAAGTTACACACGTTTAGTGGTATAAATAAAGAAGCACTTATAGAAACTGCTGATTTAGATACATCTAATGGTCGAGCAAGTGTTATAACCAATGTCATACCTTATGTAGAAATAGTAGGAGGTACTACACCTAGTATTACCGCACAAGTATCATCAAGACTTAGACAAGTAGATGAAGATAGTTTTGGTACAGCAAGTTCATTAAATGATGATGGATATTGCAATGTTAGGTCAAATCAAGGTAGGTATCATAAAATAAGATTAAATGTATCAGGCACTTGGAAGTATATTCAGGGTGTCGAAATAGAGGCAAAAACAACAGGTAAAAGATAAATGGTAGATAATCAGTTTAGAAAATTACCTTATCAGGGTGGCGACCCAAGACTTGTGGCAGAGATTGTAAATCGCACAATAGATGGTGGTTTAAATTCTACTGGTAAATTTACAGCAATAGCACATTCTACAACGACTACAGTTAATGATGAAAGAGTAGGTGAAAATAGTGTTATATTATTTATGCCTCATTCATCTGGAGCTGCACAACATATAAATCATTTTTACATGCAAACTGTTAATAATGGCTCTTTTGTTGTTGCTCATCAAAACTCAGGAGATAGTCAGGTTTATAGTTATGTCATCATTGGATAAACAATCGTGGCTAAAGTCACGCCAGTATA